AGATAAGGTTGTTGTTGTTGTAGTAGATAAAGTTGTTGAAGTTAAAGTAGTTGTTAAATGGTTAACTAAAAATAAATTACTCCTTTGAATAATATTATAATTTTCAATTTCAATTATATAATTTTTATTATAGTCACTATTTTCTAATTCCCAAGTATATATGCCATATATATTTGAATCAAAAATCTTTAATGTATCATTATTTTCATTTAACAATCTAATTTTTGGTTCTTCTCCATATATATTATTTTTTTCAATCCAAGATATATTTAATTTATTACTGTCTCTTGATAAAAAATCATATTGTAATAATTTAGGTTCTATCAAATCAATTCCATAAGACTTAAAGTTTTTACTATAACGATAAATTCCGGATTCCTTTTCTTCAAGTTTAATCCTAAATTTATAATCAGATAAATCATTAATTTCTTGAGGAACTAACCAATTATACTCATTTTTATGATGTGTGGAAAAAGAATTTTCTAATTTACAATATTCTTTCCATCCATTATTATCGTATTCTAAAATTATATCGACATCTCCTAAAAATCCATTCCATTCAATACTCGTCATTCTACCAGGAATAACTACATAATTTTCCTCTGGTTTTGTAATATTCATATTAGTAATAATATTAAATCTATCCGACAAAACAAAAAAATTATCGTCACTTGAAAGAGAACTTGAAAACATTGGATTATTGGCAATCATTATTCTAAAAGAATGCTCTTCTAATTCATAATAATTTAAATCCCTTGCGATATGCCATTCATAGTAATTTTGAAGTAATACATCATCCAAAACTAAATCTCCATTTTCGAAAGTCGAAAGAGAACTTGCAAATAATGGGTTTTCATTCTCATGAAGTAAGTATATATGATAATTTGTTAAATTACCTTTCCAACTAATATTATATTTATCGTGAATATACAAATCACTATTTTCATTTGGATATATAATTTGAGAATTTCCAATTGAAAAAAAACTCAGAAATATTAAATATAAAATCATTAATATGTTTTAGGTCTAAAATCTTAAATTGATTTTCTAAAAATCCTATTTAACTTTTTTTTACAGATTTAAAAAAAAATATTAATGTAAAAATAATCTCTTACCTGTAATTGCCATATATATTCCATATTCATCACACGCATTTATAACACCTTCATCTTGAATACTACCTCCTGGATTTAAAATATATTTAATATTATATCTATTAGCATAATCAATATTATCTCTAAATGGGAAAAAAGCATCTGAACTTAATACCATATCGTTCATATTATTTTTTAGGAAATCACTTTTTTCTTCCTCTGTTAATAGTTCAATTTCTTCTGTAAATAATTGTTTCCATTGTTCTAATTCCATTTCTGTAAAATCATTATTTACATATTTAATAACAGCATTAATCTTGTCTTGTCTTTTAATTCCTTCTTTAAATTTAGACAACAATTCTATAGATTTAGGATGCCTTTTTAAATTAAAGACATTGGCTTTATTACCTGCCAATTTAATACAATCTACTCTATTTTGTTGACCTGCTCCAATTCCTATTACTTGACCTTCATTTACAATAGTAATAGAATTCGAAGGAGTATATTTTAGGGTAATAGTTGCCAGTATTAAATCTTCTTTTTTATCGGAATTTATTTCAGTATTTTGTGTTGGAACTCTTTTAAAATATTCTTCAGTTATAAATTCATTATTACAATGTTGACTTATCGCTAAACCCATTATTTCTCTATATTCAACTCTATCATAATTAATATTCCATTCCCCTTGTAGAATAGGATATCTACCCTTCTTTTTCTGTTTTAGGATATTAAATGCTTCTTCAGTATAACCTTTGGCAATAATACCATCACTAACTTCTCTCTTTATTAATTTGGCACAAGTTTCATCAACAATACCACTTATGGCTATAAAATCACCAAAAGAAGAAAGGGCGTCACAATTTCTAGCTCTTGTAAAAGCTCTAGCAGTATGTGAATTATTCATTTCATCTTTAGTATAGTTATTTAGTTCATATAAATCTATTTCTTTTTGTAATATAACACCACGAGAAATACCTACACCTGCAGGAGCAGTATGTTTAAATGATGTTGCGGTAATATAACCTAAATTTTTGTGCGCTTCTGATACTAATAACCATGAATTAAGAGCATCTAAATAATTTATGTAACCCGGGTTTCCGTTTAATATTTTGATAGGTAATTTATTATTATTAATAGTAGATAAATGTGAATTTGTTTGGTAGGGATTACATCCATATTTAATAGTTTCTTTTTCTATATATGTCCTAAATTTAATTCTCTTATCAAAATAACTACTTATGTTTTGATCATATTCTGTTACATGTATAAATGCTTTCATTGCATATTCCTTCCTGAATAATTCTAAATGAAATGAATATTGATAATTTGTAATAAAATCTTCATATTCATTCGGGTTACATAAAGGAATTACATTTTTGTAATTTTTGCCGGCCGCTCTTAAAAGTGAAACACCGCCAATATCTATTTGTTCTATAATTTCCTCTTCTCTTTCATTATTTTCCATAGTTTTTTGAAATGGATAAAGATTTACAACAACTAAATCTATTTTTTCTAATTTATAAGCAGTATCATTAAATTTATCAAAATCTTTGATATGTTCTGGTAGTTTAGGGTCATATAAAAGTCCTCCATATATTTTAGGATGCATTGTTTTAACTCTACCACCTAAAATTTCAGGGAACCCGGTAAATGTTTCAACTGATATTAATCTTCTCGATATTTCTAATTCATCAATATTAATTTCTCCATTTCTAATACCTTCTTCCAAAAATCTATAAGTTCCGCCAGTAGAAATTATATTATAGTCATTATGAAAAAGAAAATTGACAAGTTTATTAAGATTAGACTTATCACTGACACTAATTAAGGCGAGTTTCATTTTTATAGATATTGTAATAAGTAAATATTTAAGTTATAAAATTGATTTTTTTTAACTATTAATTAACTATGACTGATGAAAAAATGAACAAATTTGAAAATATTGAAGAATTAGTTAAATACATTTCAAGTGATGTTAAAAATATTATTGTTATTACAGGTGCTGGAATTAGTGTATCTGCTGGTATTCCAGACTTTCGAACACCTGGAACCGGTTTATATTCTCAATTGGAAAAATATGATTTACCATATCCAGAAGCCATATTTTCAATAGACTACTTTAAAAAAAATCCTAAACCATTTTATACATTAGCTAAGGAAATTTATCCAGGAAATTTCTGTCCTACTCCTACACATTATTTTATAAGATTATTAGAGGAAAAAGGTTTGCTTCTAAGGAATTATACGCAGAATATTGACAGTCTTGAAAATGAAGCCGGAATTAATAAAGAGTTAATTGTGGCAGCACACGGAAATTTTGATACTGCTTCCACAATTAAGGGTAAGCATAAGATTAATCCCGTAGAGGTTAAGACTTCAATTATGGAAGGAGAAGAAGGTTGGAAAAGAATGAGTCAGAAATATGGAGAATTAATTAAACCAGACATAGTATTTTTTGGAGAACCTTTACCATACCGATTTTATGAATTAATGAAAGAAGACTTTGGAAAATGTGATTTGCTTATTGTAATTGGAACTTCACTCCAAGTTCAACCATTTGCCTCATTAATTAATTTAGTTTCAGAAGATACTCCAAGATTACTAATTAATAGAGAAAAAGTTGGAAATTTTTATAAATACAGAGATATTACATTAATAAAAGATTGTGATACGGGTGTTAGAGAACTTGCTTGTAGTTTAGGTTGGTCTGTTGAATTAGAATCATTAATTTCAAAAGAAACTAAAAAATGGAAAAAAAAATAATTTCTGTTTATAATATAAATGTGTAATTCTTTTATAGCAATTATAGTTGTATTAGGAATTTTTATTTTCTTATATAGAAGAGAAAATATATTACAAGAAAATTGGGAAGTATATAAACAAAAACAATACAATTATGTAAAAACAGGATCAGATCCTATTAATTTCTATGTTAGAAATAGATTTAGAAAGCCATATAGATATCCATTTCAATTTGAAAAGACAGCACCATTTAAACATATGGCACATTTAGATTAATATCAATTTACATTCCACATTATCTAAATATTCAATATCACTTTCTTTATAATCATAACTATCCTTTTTAACAAATCTGACATAGTTTGAATATTCTTCTTGGATAAAACTCTGTCTTGCCGTAAACATAATATTATATTCAACCATTTTTTTAAATTTCTCAAATATTTCAAAACTAACATGTCCTTCCAAAAATACACCACACGAAACAATATAATCAAACATACCAATTGAATTTAAAATTTCTTGTATTTCTAAATCAACCAAATTTATATTATAAATATTATCATAAACTTGTTTATCTATGGCTTGTTTAATCATATTTTCAGAAATATCAATCCCAACCAATTCTATGTTAATTTTCTTAGTTTGACATAATCTCCTTATATGTAATCCTAATAATCCAGTCCCACAACCAAAATCCAAAATTCTAACTTTTAAATTTTCTAATTCTTTATTTCCTAATAACATATTAATAAAAATTTTAGAAAAATTATGAGGTCCTTTATAACCTATGCCATTTACATATTCTTCATAAGTATTGGCCCAATTATTATATATATTAACTTTATCTGTTTCTTTTTGTAAAGATTTATTATGTAAAATAATATCCATTTTATAATAAATATTACTAAAATAATTTTAAATAAAAATATTTAATGTTAAATTTTCTTACCCAGAAAGGTTGAAAATTTATTGTAAAATTTTCTTACAAAACAGAATACAATTTTCTGCGTGTAAAATTGTAGCAACCGGAACTTTACTCGGCATTTGTAATGTAGAATTAATATTAGTCATCATATCAACCTTATCAGAATGAGGAGGGCACGCAATTACAGGATGTTTTGTATTACAAGTAACTACACCACTAAGAGCATTACTCATTCCAGCAACTGTAACAAATACCAGTTTTCTATCTGGATTATAATTATATGCTTCTAAAATACTTAAAAGTTGTTTAGTTTTTTTATGAGCGGAGCATACATGGTCTCTATAATATAATCCGTGTGTTCTACAGTGTTTCCTTAGTTTTTCAATATGCCAGTCATCTGAAGGAGAACCACTAAGAATTATAACAGTTGGTGAATGAATATTTTTATAATAATTTTGAACTATTGGAGTATCAACATTTGGATTAACATCGGATACCACTTTTTCAGTATATTCTACTCCAGTTAATCTTTCCAATAAACTCTTATAACAATTAAAAACTCTCACTTTCTGATCATACGGGACATCTGGAATTTTTTCTACCGAATATGGATCACAAACAGATTTTACATAATCTCTTGCGGCATCCTTATCTAATTTTTGTGGTTCTGTTTTTATACTATAAGTTTCCTTTACCCAGTATCTAGAAGAGTCGCATGTATGAATTTCATCAATTAGAATGATATTTCCACTTGTATCAAAACCAAATTCATATTTAGTATCTACTAAAATAAGTCCCTTCGAGTCTGCAACTTGTGAACCATAACTAAATAACTCTCTTGCTTTTTCATACATAAAATCTAATTGGATTTTTGTAACTGTACCTTCTTGTAAAATTTGGTCGTAACTAATTAATTCATCTCTTTCTCCCTTAGTAGTAGGTGTAATTACAGGAACTGTTAATTGTTGATTTTTTACTAGTCCGGAAGGAAATTCTAAACCACAATAAACAAAATCATCGGTTCTACTATCTGTATTAAAATGCCTATTATAATGTGTCCAAAGAGAAGTAGAAGTATTTCCGGTAATAAATCCCCTTACAATAATTTCAAGTGGTATTAAAGTACATTTCTTCGAAATAAGGTAACTACTATTTATATAAAGCAAGTGATTATCAATAATATGTCTAGTTCTA